ATCCGAATTGGAAAACAGAAAAATCTTACGTAATGTTTAATTATTTGCCAGCGCCTACAGATAGTTGTGGCACAAACAGCTCAACTGGATATAATAAATTAATGACAATGGTAAGGAATCATGGGATAAGTAATGAGCCATTTGATTATTTAATACCTCAAATGTATAATAATAATTTAGCATATAAAAAATGGGATCCATTTAAGACGGAGACGGATGATACTATAATATTAGGCGATTGTAGCGACAATCTTGTGGTCGGTAATGAACAACCACATTGGGCTCAATGTAGTGGCAATAAATTTAAGTGGAAAAGCTCTGCTGGAGTATCTCCTTCAGATGTGATAAAAAAAATCGCTGGGACAGATGTCGACAGGGGGGGGTGGCCCGCGAGAAAAATTATACTTACATTTGAATCAGCCGCAGCATATATGTATACATTTGACCCTAGTATAGTTGTTGATTTTAGCTACACTGCTAATAGATATAATAATATAATAACTGGGGTTAGTGGTGGTGTAGGTATTGACTCTGGATGGGAAAGCGACTGTATAGGAACAAAAAATACATCTAATTGGACACAATCATTTCAAGATCCTTCGGGACTGTTTTGGCAAAATTTACGTAACTTAATTGAAGGCACGGACTCTACCCTAAATAATGCGTGGACTGGAAATGCAGACTCGTCGGGGTTTGCAGGAATATTAGGTTGGCCCGCGCAAGAAGAAGGGGGTCAACTCTTTCCAGCTGTCGATGGACTTAATATACTGAAATTATTAACTAAACAGCCACCACCTACGCCAGCACCCTCGCCCCCAACACCCGCGCCACCGACACCTAAACCTACACCTGATCCTAACAAGGTGAGGTGCATCAACGGTGATCACGCGTCTCCAGGAGTGGTGTGTGCTATGGGGGGTCAAGGTTCTTCCATCAAGCCCTATTGCTATGTGGCAACCGGGAACACCTGCTGGAACTACCAGCAGGTGTATGGCAAGTGGCAGTGCATTGTTCCCCAGGGGGTGGCGTGTACGAACTCGCCCACCTTCCCCCCTTCACCGGCTCCCGGTCCTCCCGGGCCTCCACCGGCTCCCGGGCCTACACCGGCTCCTTCCCCGGCCTCCGGGCCTACACCGGCTCCTTCCCCGGCCTCCGGGCCTACACCGGTTCCTTCATCGCCAAAGGACTGTAACAAACCCGGCAGCGAGACCAAATGCGACCGCTTAGATCACAACGCGTTCTGTGGGGGCACGACTTCGGACCCGAAGGCAGCTTGGACGGACGGCACTGGGTGTGCTTGCGACTGGGGATATATCTACAGCGCGACGGCTCCCCACTGCACCAACTCCTCGGACTACGGTCCTATGTGAATCAACAACTCCAACCCATTCCCCGGGGTCGGCGCACTTGACCCCTCTCCGCTTGGCACAAACACCACCTAGCCGTATTGTATTGACCCATCAACCAACCTCTGCTGGAACCTTGACCCCAACACCGGCATCTGCCCCGCGCATCCAGACGGAGTGAAATGTACGAACTCGATGTCCTGACGGTGAAGTACAATGAAGTAAATATGATATGAGCTGCGCACACACTGCCGAAGAGGTTGTCCCTTCCGCAGACAAAAAATGCTGTAAAGCGCACTTACAACCTTGCGATAACAACTCCGAATGCGGCTGGAATGAATCACCCTGGGGAGATATGCGATGAGTTGCAATGACGACGGCGACGGTGTCAAGAAATGCGTGTAAATTACCATTCAAACGCCGACATAATCCAGATATTTTTTATTAGATTTTAGTCAAGATATTTTTTAGGTTTTTACTTGTTGATGGTCGTTTTACATAGTTTTCATTTCTATCATATGCTCCTTTTATTGAATTTTTATAAATATGTATTGGTATTTTATCTAATACATCTTTTACATTATTACTTAATTCATTATATGTTAATCCCTTTTTCATTTGTAATCGTGATTTCAATACATTAAAATATCCCTCTATGACATTTGCATAATGTTGATATTGGAATAGAATAATACATCGGCACCTACATCGTCACCAGAAATCGGACATGATCAGGTGTTTATGTGCTATTGTAAAAGACAACCTGGAATAGACCTACCTCTGTAGAAAAAGTGGCTTTTTATGTGACAGCAGCAGTCTGGACCTATACAACCCGATGATCAGCCATCAGCCGCCGTGCAACCTCGATAATGTTCCTGGCTCTAACTCATTTATTATTCATTCTCAAGTTCGTCTATATCTACCCCGGAATTTATAGAATTCAAATACTCCACAGCACTCAATATAACCTGCTCCTGGACCGATAATTTCTGAAAAATAATACAGTCATCTAGTCTTATCTGTATTATTTTTTGATATACTGTTTTGCATAACAAATGGCAGCCTTCGTCCATTATCTTAAACTCCATAAAAAAAGCGCCTTGTGCCAACTTGATATTCTCCGGATCGGTGATATTGAACCAACGGATATAATTGCCGTGTTTTATTTGGTTGATTTCGTCCACGTATCGGTATTGTTTTAGTTTTTTAAGGTGGGATTTTACTTCGGTGCCTTTAAATTGCATATTTTGAAGAATGTCGTTCTTTTCTTTGGCGATTTGGGAACGAGAGATATTAATGATGTCTTCGTGTCGTTCGTCCTCTATAGAGGCGAATAGTTTATCGTTATCCATATATAATAAGTATTTATTATCTTAAATATTTATTATTGGTTATTATTGGATAAAGCCGTAATCTCTCAGAATCTCATCGGGCCAGAGGGTGATGTCGGTGACAAATTTTGGCATATTTTCTTGGAATGCAATTTCGGGTAGTTGGATGTTTCTACTTTTTAATTTTTGTTGATACTTGGGGTCGTGCTGATTAATGGTGCCGGGAATGATTTTCATTTTAAATCCATCTACATTATATTCCGGTTTTATTTTTGGAATATAATGACTATATGCTCTTGTGTGGCAGAATACATAACATCGTTTGCCCGAAGGCCATTGAAACCCGGGCATTTCGTAGCAAAGTCCGAGAAGGTTGCTTTCGTGTTTCGTCAGACCCAAATATTCGCGCGGCTGGAAGGATAGGATTTTATCAATCTTAGCTGTTTCATATTTATTGATAGGACTGATATATGCGGATAGGGATGGGGAATCTGCTATTTCGTGAGGAGTACTTTCCTGCCACATAATGAGCATTGGGTGCTCGTTGCAGTCAACGGTTATCATTCGTCTGCGATCAGGATAGTTTTCGTGCATCCAATCGGGTGGCAGCGGACAGCCTACGCCCCAAGTCGTTTTCTTTTTGATACATAATTGGTATAAAGGCCAGATATCAGCATCTCTCATATCCCAGAATACAAATCGGCGCTGACCGGCTAAGCCTACAATCGTTGCTACTTCTCCGGGCACTAATGTAGCCGTTTCTTTTTCTTCATCTGCTTCAAATAAGTCTAGGCCTTCGATATGAAGTGAATGACAATTGAACTTGAATTTTCGGGTATGACGAAGACGATTTGGGGCATAAATTGCTCTTTCTGTGTCATACAGGGAATTCATACTATTGCGTAGTAGCGGACTGCCTTGGATTAAGGTATGAATTGGTGTTCCGTATTGATGAATAAATCCGCTCGCAGCATCCGGTGCTTTGCGTTGCTTAAGCATTTCAGGTCGTAGTTTTTCTTCTAGGGTGGGTTCCAATACTTGATGTTCGTCGGTAAATAGTGCATTTGCGGTACGATAAAATTGTGTTTTGTGCAAGGCGAGAATTTTATCCACTACTCTGAGATCCGTTAACGCTATGACCGCTACTCCATATTGCTCGAGTATTGATTTTATTTCCTCCGGTTTGTTAGCGAGAACCATGGAGGTTTCTAGGGCGGTTGGATCGGGGAATTTCGGCATAATGTATAAATATAAGTATTCTATATTAAATTTCAATTTTTCAGGTAGAGCAGGGCTTCTTTGATTACCATAAGTATGTATGGCTTAGTATTTTGGGGTTATATAAGCCTTTGCTTTTGCGGATTTCTTTTTTGATGGCTGCACCTCTATTTTTAACACCTGAATGCCTAGAGTAGTAATTTCGCATCCGTTTGCGTGTATTATGATTTTTAGAGGCGTATAACTTTAATTTGGTGCGGTCTTTATACTGCTCATATCGGTTATCTCCAAAGTGTATTTTTCTTGTTTTATGGGTTTTTTTGTTTTTTACATACGCCGTGTATTTTTTAAAACGTGGTCCTTTTTCCATTTTTACGATGGTTTCTTTCATATATTAAGGAAATAATAATTTTCTATGGGATCGTTTTCCAGAAAGTATGGTGACTTTATTATTTCCTACTTTTATTTTTTTGTTTAATGTTTCAAAATTGTATGCACTATGAAGGGCTGCGTATTTAACCATTGGTGATGAAAACGATTCTGGAGTTTTAAAATGCTTTACTAATACTTCCTCTATATTTGGGGCGATATCAATCGTTTGGTATTTAATATCATAGAGGGTAGTTATACCATCTCTTGATGGATTCTGGTATAGTTTAGATTCTATATTTGGAGAGATAATACGCATAGCTCCGTGGTCTAATGCGAGTATTTTATGGGACTCCTTATAACTAATAAATTCTGTCCTATTAATAGGAAGGTGGTGTTTATCGCAACGCATCTTAAAACTATTGTCCTCCAGACCCCATGTCCATATATTTGGAAACCCGTTAAGTCTCTCAAAGTCTCGTCCTTTTATCGCAAAAATACCCCCCAACGTTTGGCGATATCCATAAAAATGATTCACCGAATTAGCGTTGGTGTTATACGAAAACTGATATTTGGTTCTCGGCATCGTATCCACATCATTAAATACTAAAGTGATATCCTTATAATGGTAAGGATATCTCTCTTTTACGGCTAGGAACCCTATGTTCTTTATAGCGCCTCGATTAAATAATCGATTATCATATTGATGGATAAAAAATATTTTATAAGAGAGATGATTTAATATGGCGGGCATCCGTTCAATAAACATATTCCTATGTTCCTCTCTATCTCTATACGGCACGATAACTATAATCTTGGGTATATTTTCTGTCATACTATTATATGACAAAAAAACTTATATTGAATAAAACCGCTAAAGCGTGGAAACCTACCGAAGTATACATCAATAACTATAAAATAATCCTTATTAAAGATAACTCTAAAATGCTATCCGTTAACTCTTATATCTTTTCTGGATTTATTAGAGAGAAGGCCGCTGATTTGGGTATAAATCACCTTTTGGAGCATGTATTAGCTAATGCATATAAAGAGTGTACATCATATAGATGTGATGATTATTTACAGCAGTATGGTTTGAGTTCTAATGCATCTACCTCTAATAATATTTTACATTATTATGTAAATGGTATGTTTACGGATTGGGAAGTGATGATTAACTATATCGTCAGTATCACTACGGAACCGCAGTTTAATGAAGCATTAATAACGAGAGAAAAGGCCGCGGTTAAAAATGAATTACATATATATAAAGACGATTCCAAATATCCAATACTATTAGCTCGCAATCGGTTATTATATAAAATATATGGACTACAGAATATGTCTTATGCGAAACAACAATTATCCAATCTAAAGCATTTTAATAAAGCAAAGCTATTAAGTTATTATAAGAAAACCTATAATCATAAAAATACGATATTTGTGATTAGTGGTAATTTTAGTAAGCAGATATTAGTTGCTAAACTAAAGGCGTTGCTTCCAACTAAACTGGAAGGTGGGGTTAACACGTCCTTAAATACGGAGTGTTTTACTCATCAACCACATTTTAGTTTTTTGCATAATCCTAAACTAACTAGCAGTCAAATTGTTATCAATTATCCCGTGGCTATTACATATAATGATCCTGGTATTTTTACATTGAGCTTTGCTATTAAAGTACTACATCTTCTGTTATTTCAACGATTGCGGACCGAAAAGCGATTGGTTTATGGGCTAACTTTACATCTAGAAACGGATGTTTGTGGGTCGTATATTCATTTATTTATAAACACTATAAATGAAAATGTACACAAAGTGATTGAGGCCTATCATGAGGTGATTTATTATTATGGGAAACATATTGCTAACAATATTACGGCTGTAAAAAAAATGTATCAAAATAAGTATAATAGTACCTTATATACTGCGAATAGTCTGGGTAGGTTTTTTGGAAACCAATATATTTATAACTATCTCTTACATACCACGATTAGGACTCCTCCCCAAGTTTTAAAATTACTTCTCTCTACCACCGGGAAACAAGTAAAGCAATACATATTAAAGTATTTTGATCCAGATCAAATGATATGTATTATTTCGAATAATAAAAAGCATTTTAGATTAGATTAGTGGCGTTTGCGCCGGGTGTTGGTTCGCTTGCGTTTGGTTCGCTTGCGTTTGGTTCGCTTGCGTTTGGTTCGCTTGCGTTTGGTTCGCTTCTTTTTTCCTAAACGCAATCCACGGCCGAAACGGGCTTCTAGCGACGAGAGCTCTCTGCGAAGCTCTTCTAATTCCTCGTTTTGGTTGGCTAAATCTAGGGATGACATTCCTGTGGGACGGACTGCATGTGGTGGTGAATATGATTTAACGGCTACAAATTCGTCTACCCCCGTAGGAGAGTTTGCAAGCTGTGCTGCTTGCAGTGCGGCTAGATGTGCTCTTTGCTGTACTGCGTCCAGTTGCTCTTCTTCGGTGCCATATCGCAAATCCACTGGTATCTGGGGCATTGGAGGACCAAAAGACATATATATATATATATCAGATATTAAATTATTTCATGTCCGCAAATATACTATTTTTTATTTTTATTTCATTGTTCCAAAATATTTTTCTAATCCTGCATATTTCTGTTTTTGAGAGACATGGCTTTTATTTTTTAAAAAAAAATGCTTTTAGACTGGTATGCTGTAAAACCTGAAATTATCAGAAATTTCATCGGGTGAATTTATGGTAAGGACTTTTAGGGCCATTTCGGGGAGGTATTTGGGGCAATTCTGCTAAAACCCCAATGCTACAAAAAAGTAGCTCTCCGTTTTTTCGCCCAAAAAACGAGGTTCAAAAGAGACGATTATGGTTTGAACATAAAAAAATAATAAAAAAGTCATTTAGAGCATGCTCTAAAAAAAGTAGCAAAAGTGTATTTCGCCTTTTAGGGGTGTGAAACGGTGAGCTAAATGGTAATAGTATAATGGATAGTCCAAAAACCCGTTTAGAGCATGCTACAAAAATGTAGCCCGATTATGTATAACAAAATATGCAGATGTATATATGGGTATCCGACCTATTGTGGTAGTATTATAATACTATCTATTACATAAATATCGAAATATTTAGAGAGAACGTCGGCGTGTTTTGGTGGGGGATCGTCGGCGTGTTTTGGTGAGGGAATGTCGGCGTGTTTTGGTGAGGGAATGTCGGCGTGTTTTGGTGGGAAGACTTTTGGTTCTTTTTAAGCTGGGTAGTTTGGTAGGGAGACTTTTGGTTCTTTTTAAGCTGGGTAGTTTGGTAGGGGAATATCTTTTAAATATAGTGTTATCAAAGCGTTTGAGGGTATTAGGGGTAAGGGATTTGTAGTTGATTAGGCGTTCTAATGTATCGATATACCATTTAATAAGCGTTTTAGTAGGTTTCGGTACGGTGGGATACTTATTTATGTGTATAAATAAGGTTGTTAAAAACAAATATAGGTCATACACATAGGCGCTATTTTCAACCGTTAATCTATCGGGTTGGATGGTAGAGTTATATAATTGTTTAAATGCACGGATAGTAAGAATTCTATCCTTATAATTATTTTGAATAACCTTATTAGAAAGGTTATTATATTTCACGGCCTCGTCTAGATCAATAATTTGATATGTTTTATCTTTATAAATAATATTATCTATTTTTAGATCCATATGTATTATTTGTTTTTCTTGTAAGGCTATAATACCGTTGAGTATATCGGTTACACATAATATGGCCGCGTGTTTTGTAAAATGGGAAGGGTTTTCATGGATTGCGTTATCTAATGTGATGTCTCCTTTTTCATAAAATAATAATAATTTGGGTTCTATTTTATATCTGCCCGGCCGACCGCCACGTTCTATTTTATCGTCGTACACTATTGGGTAATGTTTCCATTTTACAATATTGGGGCTACGTGTGCTGGCATCATTTATATCTAATAATAGTTGCAATTCGTCTGGTCGGGATACGGTATCGGTGGTTAAATAATCTAATATATTGTCCTTTAAAAGAGTCACTTTCATTACAAACGAGTCAGTTATAGTATGTATTTCAAATACAATTTTGGGTTTTAGGGCAGGCATGCTTTTAAAGCCATTTACAAATTGAGAGAGAGAGACCTTGTCAATAGGTCCGGGTATGTTATACTTTAAAATATTATCTTTAGTCATGGTCATATTGGTAGGATCGAATAAGGTCATTATATATGGTATATTATATTATAATTTTAGCATCACATTCAGCCCATATAGTATGTAATTTATCATAACAAATATTTTGGGTAATAATAAGTGAATCCGTATCTTTGTGGGATGAATTATTAATATAAATAATAACATCTCTCCATTTGGAATTTGTTTCTTGTGATATATCCCAGAGTGTAGGGGTATATACTTCTTTAATGTGCTGTACTATATCAGAATAGGTATAGTGATCTAAAATGTAATGAATGAAATTATCAATATTTTGCATCAGGGTAAATTGGTCGGTTCCACGCATCGTTTCGATCTCCACTGCCCAGTCTTGTATTTCATAGAAGTTTTTCAAGGCGCGTCTCTGCCAGAGGACATGTTTTTTCGGTATTTTATATGTATGGCGTACTATGGGAGATGGTATGATGTTACTAATAATATTTGTAGTAATATCTGGTAGATCTTGTAGGCTAGGCTGGGTGTCTTTCCATTCATTCCATGCACGAATATAATCTTCTTCCATTATAGCATTGTCTTCCGTTTGCGTTTTTTTAATATAAATCGCGCTATTAATAAACTGTGTATAGGTAATTAGAGTTATGCCATAGGTGGTAGAGTCACGTGAAAGAGCTAGTAAATCATTTCTATTGTATTTCGGTTTGCACAAGGAGGTCCCCATATGCGTTATTTATAGGGATATTATTAAATTAATATCGGTTATATAATAACCGTGTGTATTAACGCATTATAATATCTGGATATTATAATACGATATGTGGCAGAAATTAGGGTTGTCTATGTTAGGCAGTTTAATCTCTCAGAGTTTTAACCTGATCGTCTCTTATACTTTAGATAAACGTATGAATAATAAAACCTCCAACCTTATTGGAGTACTAGCAGGGTTCTGTTTGAATTTTTTACTTCAGTACAATGTCTTTATGACACCCCACTTAAAAGTGAGTAAAACGGTAATAAAGTATCTTCTATCTGAAATTCTTATAATAGGTAGCATCCAATTAGGGGTATCTGTTATGTTAGATAATAAAACCACCTATAAAACATCTCTACCTCCTTCTCTCCGAAAATACTATAATACTATTGCACGGATCTTTGTCGCTATAGTAGTTGCACTATTCCTTTCATATCCTATACGGAATCTCTGGGTATTTGTCTAATGGTTCCTATTTATTGCCCTATTTCATGAAACATTTTAATATTTCATGAAACTGTTTATTTTTTTAATTTTTACGTTTTGAAGCTCATGGCTTTTTATTTTTTGAAAAAAGTGCCATTTAGACTGTTAAGCTGTAAAACCCACAAAAACCCAAAAATTTATCGGGCAAAATTATGGTAAGGCAAAAAGACGGGAAAATACCCACCCATTTGGGAGAGATTCTGGAATATGTCAATGCTACAAAAAAGTAGCTCTTCGGTTTTTCGGAAAAAAAACAGCGTTAAAACGTGATGCTTATCGTTTGGGGAAAAAAATAATTAAATTTTTCGGTTTAGACCATGCTACAAAAAAAGTAGCAAAAGTGTATTTCACCGTTTCAGCGGTATTATATGTGATGATAATAGTAAGATAATATAGGCGTACGGAAAAAGGCGTTTAGAGCATGCTACAAAAATGTAGCCCGAATATGTATAACAAAATATAAGGGATGGAGTACATTCAGAAGACCATAACACGATTGCGATATATATCTAGGATTCCTGCGAATTATAATAATTGGTCGTTTTATACTATTCTCTGTTGTGTATATATAATGAAATTCTCACGAAATACTAAAACATTTAGACATTTACTCAAGCGACTGAAAACACTTAATAATCCCAACCATCATCCGCATATTAAATTAGCAAGCTATACTTATAATATCAGCAAACAATTGGATGATTATAAGACTAAAACGAACCGGCAAATTAAACACTTACAAAAAACGATAGGATCTAAAAGGTGTAGACATACAAAAAAACGTCGTAATAAAAGACGCTCTAGGCGCAGGCGGAGGTATTAAATATATAAAAATTCATTAGAAAAAAAGGAATTGATTAAAGTGGAATAGTATTCTTTGACGGTTTCCACGTCAATAATCTCATCATGCTTGGAATATAAATCATAGGTATTAAAGGTTTTTAAGATTGATAATAGTCGTTTATCTTTGTCGGATTGAAAGTGTGCATATGCGCCTTTGTCATGATAGGCGTATAAAGAATGAAACCGGATAATATAAAGGGCTTCTTCGGGTAGTCGGTTAGGGTTTTTAGGCGAGGTTAATATAGAGTATAGATATTCATCGTGGCCCCATGAACAGTGTACGTTATCTAACCCGCAGTTAGGTTTATATATTCCCAGTTTCGTATTATAGGATTCGTTTGTCATATCTGGGTTGGATTTATTGAATTCGGGGTAGATGATAGTATCTGGGAGTTTACATCCGACTATAAAGGTGTCGCCTACCATTGCCCATTGTTCCGACTGTCCTGTACCTTCGGCATCCTTTCCCCTTTTATACATTATTTTACCTATATCATGTAGTAATCCAATTAATTGCATCCATTCGGGGTGACCATCTTTTCGGATCATTTCGGCCGTTTGAATGGCATGATATAGATTAGGAAAAGAGCAATCTGGGTCACTTACATCGATTAAGTTATTTAAATCATATAATATGTCCCAGATATCCATTTTAGTTTCTAAAAGAGAGAAGGATTGCTTCCGTTGTAAAACAAACGCGAGGGTTTGGGTTTTTCTCGCCATTAAATAATTATTACGAACGGCCGTCGTTGCTTGGTCATAATTTCTAAACGGCGCGGTTTCTCTTACGTTGACCATTAATATATAATATATTATAATATTTTATATATCGAAAGTATTATTTCCTCTTGGATTTCCTCTTGGATTTCCTCTTGTTTTTCCGATGAGATTTCCTCTTGTATATCCCAGCAGCATAATGTTTGCCAAAACAATTAAATGCCGCGGATTTCTTTTTAGTATCTATCACCTTTTCAAACCCACCCATGCATGTATTAAATATAATATTTATTTTTGGAGTCGTGTTGACGGTTATCTGCTTAGGGAAGGCACTATAAACAGTAGATCTCACATCCGATTCTTGCGCTTCACTAATCTGAGCATTTAAGGATAAGAGAAGGTGGGCCCGGGAGAAATTGTTATTTTTAACCTCCTCCATTATAGTTTGAATGGTGCGATGAATTACCTCTATATCTGGATTGGCCGTAATAACCGCTTTGCTAACGGGTAGTCTTGTCTCTGTTACTCGTTGTTCGCGTATTAATATATCAATCAATATCGTTTGCAAATCAGTACTAGATGTTAACGGGATATAGGTCACGTTATTTCTTTCATCTATACGACAAAGGGTCGATAAAAAATCGGAGCCACCCCCGCTAAAATACATATTAGGAAACCAATACTGGTTCGTTTTTTTATTTAATATCTTGCATCTACTAAATATTAAATGTTTACGGTATAATGTATCTTTTAGCATTCTCGCAGCTGCTTGCTGCATAGATTCATCGTCCCTCCCTATTAATAAACAGTTATCCTCTATCAAGGCGCCAAAGGAAAACGCATCTAATGGTAATACATCCGTACTATATATTTCTTTATTATACCCCTCGACCGCCCGCCCATGAGCCACAATTATATAAGTCACTTCGTTATTAAAAAACTTGAATTTCGGTGCAACTGCATATGGTTGTGAGCGCCGGCGCTTGCCGGGAGATAGTCGTTTACCAGTATGGTCAACTTGGTATACAATCCCTTTTTTATTTTTATGGGTTAATCGGTTGAATCTGATGTTTTTAGTGGTAGATTTCATATATAATAGGATAAGATAAAATAACAACCTTATATAAAAATAAAAATAGAGTATTATATAATGCAACATGTCTGCATATATTGTCCTTATAAATCAACCAAAAGAACCAATTATATAAAACATTGTCATACAAAAAAACATTGTGGTAAGGTTTTGGTCCTGGATGAAAATATAAATCAGTACGTTTATTATGAATGTATGCATTGCGGGTTTTTGACGGCAGATGTAGATAATAAGTGTAAGCATGAAAGAGACGCAGATCATGCGTTTATTTCACATAAATACCGTGAATGTATAAAGAAATACAAGTGTGATAAATGCGAAACGATATATAAACATAGGGCTAGCTGGAGTAGACATATAAAAAACTGTAATAAAGAGACAATAATGACCTTATTAAAAACCACAACAGAAATGAATAGTAAATTATGTGATAAAATCGCACAATTAGAGACGAATCATAATATTATCAAAAATACAATCGTAAATAATACGATTACTAATAATACTATAAATAAATTAAATATTCATTTGTATTTGAATAATGAATGTAAAAATGCAATGAATTTAAAAGATTTTATAAATAAAATTACCTTGTCTCTGGAGGATCTCCTGTATACAAAAGCGAATGGATATATTGAAGGAATTACCAATATATTCTTGAAAAATTTAAATGGGCTAGAACCAACCGAGAGACCGATACATTCCATTCAAGATAAAAAAAACCATCAACTATATATTAAAGATGAAAAAGGATGGGGGTGTGATAAAAAAGATAAACAACTAGATGACACCATTAATAGTGTATCAGCGAAACAGTTCCATCAAATAAAACTGTGGGAAGCGACGTGCCCAGATTGGAGTGAATCGGAAGAAGGTATAGACGAATATATGAGAACCGTAAAATTAATTTTAGGTGGAGAGAATGAAACAGAAGTAACTCATAATAAACGACAAATTAAACGGAATATTAAAGACCAGGTTCAAATAAGTATTTAAAACAAGCTCCCAAAAGAGCCCCCTAATGCTTCATTGGCGGCCATTAGTCCTTGCTGGGGCTGTGGTGCTTGTTGTGGTGCTTGTGGTTGGTGGTTTACTGGTCCTTGCGGAGCGTATGATGGCATAGGTTGAGAGTTAGGAACTCCTTGGCTTAATTGGGAGGGTAGTATATGTTGTAAATTATTGGCGATGTGTTGTTGAGATGCTTGTTGGGTAATAGGTGCTGGAGTAGAGTGGGTTAATTGCGCTGGACCGGCTTTCTTTGGTTCTTTTAAGTTGTGATTGCCTTCGATGCTATCTTTGATACGTTCATACAATAGATTGGATTTTTCTCCTAATTTAGTTTGAAGGCTAAGGACGATTACTAAAAAGGCTAAAATGATACTAGTTACATTAAATTCGGAATAGGATGTTTTGCTATAGGTAGGAATATAAGTGATTATTTTGTGAATAATCAATATGCCGATAAACATGATGACGACTTGAAACATAATTTCAGCCGTTAATTCAAAAGATCCTTTATCTTCATCTGTGCTGGGTATTAGGGTTTGCACCATTTTATTTAATAGAACCACTGGTATAACTGCTAATATTCCATACTGCATAATATTAAGCATTTCCGCTTGAGCATCTTCCTCAAAATTGAAAACATGCTTAAAAAACCCTACTTTTTTAACCGAACTATTTTCTATACCGTCCATATGATTTAATAAAAGAAATTAAATAAATCAATATAGATAATATTAATGCTAAAATCCTTGTGTGAAAAAAATAAATGGAGAAATGGCAAGTATCATGAGGAGAATCAGTACTTACATTTAATATCAGATATTATAGAGCATGGCTCATTAGATAATGGGAGAAACGGGATGACTAAAGCGGTATTTGGTGCGGCGATGCATTTTTCGTTGGCGAATGGTAAAATACCTATTTTGACGACGAAGCGGGTAGCACATAAAACATGTCTAAAGGAATTATTATGGTTTATTAAAGGCGATACCAATAATGAGCATTTAAAAGAACAATCGGTACATATATGGGATGCGAATGGTTCACGGGTTTTTTTGGATAGTAGAGGGTTAAAGGATAGGAAAGAAGATGATATGGGACCTATTTATGGTTTTCAATGGAGACATTTTAATGCTTCCTATATGGGGTGTGATGCTGACTATACTAATAAGGGATACGACCAATTACAAAATATTATAGATATTTTAAAATGTCCAGAGACCAGGAACTCTAGGAGATTAGTGATGTCATCATGGAACCCTCTACAATTAGAAGAAATGGCCCTGCCTCCATGTCATGTATTGGCGCAGTTTAATGTAACGGATACTAATAAATTACATTGTGCATTGTATCAGAGGAGTGGAGATGTAGGGTTGGGTGTACCTTTTAATATTGCATCGTATGCCTTTTTAACTCATTTAGTGGCGAAACATTGTGGTTTAGAAGCGACTGACTTCTCCTATTTTGTAGGAAATGCTCATATATATGATGACCATATAGATACACTGAAAACACAACTTACGCGAATTCCTAAAGAGTTTCCTAGTATAGAAATTCATACCTCACGTTCAAATATAAATGATTATAAAGTAGAGGATTTTAACCTAATGGACTATACTTTTCATCCCAAATTAACAATGGTTATGCGTAAATAATATAGAAAAATGTCATGTATCTATAATAATGCATAGAGGCTCCCGAAAACCACCCAGTCACGTAGCACCGCCACAACGTCATAGTCAATCTCATCAACCCCATCAACCTCAACAACCCCATCAACCCCATCAACCCCAAATGCTAAATACCGATAACGATATAAATAAACTGCAAACAGAAATAACGGAGCTGAAATCAAATATGGTATTTTTAAACAATCGTATCGATGAATTGCATTATAAATTGGTTCAGCAAAAGTTTTTAGAAAATAAGATATATGAAAATACGATTCATATAGAAAAAATGTCGGAAGAAATGGGTAGTATAAGTAAACAATTTATCGATTTTAGGTTTCATACTCCGGTTATGCCTGAATGTGTACCTCCAGCAACGGATAATATTAAATTACTATTTACGGAACCCCGTGTGCCAGAGGAATCAAAGAAACCAGAGGTACCAGAGGAGCCAGAGGAATCAAAGAAACCAGAGGTACCAGAGGAGCCAGAGGAATCAAAGAAACCAGAGGTACCAGAGGAGCCAGAGGAGCCAGAGAAACCGAAGAAGGATCCCATTCCAGCTGTATTGAAAAAATTAAAATACAAGGTATTAAGTTAAATATTAAAATGCACAACCTATAGGTATATATATGAAAGGAATATTAAGTATTATAATATTGTTATGTGTCATTCTGATATATATACATATTAAATATCATACTACGACCTCAAGTACAATGCAGGTGTATGTGTTTACGGATATAAATAAGCAGAAGTTGGAAGATGTAGCATATTTTAAACAACCGATACAGTTTAATTATAATATAAATATGGAAGAGACTCGGTCGGTAGGCGAATTAAACATTATAGATGCTAGCAATTATGAGGAGATTCCATTGACGGAAATTGCTAGTAAAATTCTATTTAAAAAACCGAATTATTATACAGAATATAATAATTTAGGGGATGATTTAATACGTACCTTATCGGTGCATGATACACTATTTGAACCGATGAATTCTATTTCAAATGAATATGATGTACTATTTGGTTCAGATAAAGTATGTACTCAGTTAAAACATAATTTAGCCTACAGACATATATTATATGTTCACACAGGCGATCCCATCACTATTAAATTATTATCTCCTGCCTATAATGAATTATTATCGGGTGAATATAATTATAAACATCTTAATGTAACGTCAAAGGTAGATATTTGGCAGAAACCTCTTCAAGATAACATAATTACCATGACGATTGCCAAACATCAAGCTATAAGTATTCCATATTATTGGTGGTATTCGGTTCAATTAAATGCAACTGCGAAGATATATTCTTTTAAATATTATACGGTGATGAACGCGTTGTCCATCTCTCCAATAATAGTAACGAAATATTATCAACAATATTATTCTAAAAACATAATTAACATTAATGGGGAATAAATAGTATGACGTATACTATTACGATTGCGAGGGATTATAGTGAATATAGTATATGGGATGAAAGAAATAATAAGGTGGAGTTATCTATTCTGCCTGTAGCAACCCATTTATTTACAAAGGATATTTTGGATGATGATATGTGTGTAGTGGACTCACCTATAAAGAGAGAAATAATTCCCGCTGTATTATTATTGGACAAGTCATTATATAGTAAAGGGGGAAAGACTTATTATAAGTGTAGTCCTAATAATAAGGATTATCCGATTTTTTTGGTTGGAAAAAAACGAACCACTCAATTTAATAAGCACACGGAAAATACCTATGTGCTTATTAAATATAAAGGATGGGATGCAAAACATCCCGAAGCTACCTTGATAGAAACAATAGGTTCGGTATCCTCTATAGCCAATTATACCAAATTTTTAATGTATTGTAAACAATTAGTGTTTACATTACCTAAATGGCCAGGTAGCGATCTGCGGTGCCTTCTCGCAGTCTCTCCTCTATCATGTCCAATCTGCGAGGATAGAACAAATAGAGAGATTATTACGATTGACCCGGTTGGGTCGAAGGACCTTGACGATGCCATTGGAATCAAACAAGCGGGAAATACTACTATTATCTCTACTTATATTGCGAATGTATCTCTCTTATTTCACTATTTAGAGGCATGGAAACAAAAAAATGACCAAGTATCTACCATCTATTTATCAGATAAAAATATACCTATGCTTCCTAGATCGTTTAGTGAAAACATAGCCAGTCTCTTGGAACGCCATGAGAGATACGCCTTAGCAGCAGATTTTACAATAAAGGACAACCAGATAGTAGATGTACAGTTTATGCCTTGTAAAATAACCGTACACAAAAATTATGTATATGAAGAACCTGCGTTGCTAACAAACCCAACCTATAAAAAGATACTAGCTCACTATCCCACCCACGATAGCCATGAAATAGTAGAAACCATGATGAAACATACCAATTATTACGCCGCAAAACAACTACATGCCCAACAACTCGGCATATATAGAACCACTACCCAACCATATAAAAGCAATTATGTCAAATATTCCGAATATAACTTGAGGCACGAGGATTTGGAATTAGATATGTATATGCACGTAACATCCCCCATTAGACGAGTAGTCGATATACTAAACCAGATGCAATTACAGAGAGATTTCCTACCTTTGACCCCCGCAGCGCAACAGTTTTATGATGACTGGTATAACCGCCTAGACTATATTAATGAACAACAGTATGCTATACGGAAAGTACAAAATAAATCCATCTTAATGCATGCACTACATGAAAGCATAGATCGGACCTATGAAGCGGAGGTCATAGAAATCGGAGAGAATAAGTATTCGGTATTTATAGAAGCATTAAAGTTGGTGTATTCGTTGAGGGAGGCGGGCCGACTGGAGTTGAAAGAAAAGATTTGGGTAAAGATATATGTCTTTTGGAGAGAACATACCCAAAAGATTAAACTGGAGCGGATTGCTTAAATGCATGATCGCCATCTCGTGCGCCAGTGGGTTGTTCCCCAACACCGTGCAGCATTAGGATAATGATATTGTGAGCGGAACTTCCTGTTGCGGAAGAAGAAGGATAAAGAAAATAATAGATACTTGTTATGTAAATAAAATCCACCTTGATTCTCTCCACTATAGGTGTTGTAGGGATACTTATTAATAATCTCAGCATCAGCACAATAAAAACACCTAGTACATTCCGGCCACCTCTCTTTCTCTCCACATGATGAACAATATTGTTTAGCATCTTCCTTTGCAACCGAATGGGGTAATACCTCTATGATCTTACTAAATTTGGCTTTCCAGTCATTACGGGACCCCCATAACATATCTTTGATATGATTGGTTATGTGGGTCGGTAAATACATACTGGTATACATTATTATAGTGGTATTAATATTATTTCTTATTTATATGTATGGTACCCGTTTCATATATATTTTCTTTTTGGATATGGGTGTTTGCCTTCTTTTTTATGGTTGCAATGTTAAATAATGTTCGGTATTTTCCCGCTCCTGTGATACTATCTTCCATGGGAGCCTTGTTTTTAACCATATCGAATTTAATATTACCATTTTTGAATATTCCGTTTAGAGCTGGTGCTTCTACCGCCAAATTAAGTTTTAGATTATATATTACGTTATTTGAATTATTCATTTCTATGCTAGTTATGTATCTATATGTGACCTATTCCAAACTAGCCTTGAAACAAAATACGTATTATGAAATACTTTATGCCGGGATCTATCTAGTTTGGCTATATCAACATAATACAAGCGCCAGGCAAATTTATTTATATGATTTACCTACGGAATTAAAGAATGTCTCCTTTTATGAGCGCGTGTCTCAGAGATTTAATCGTTTATCGCATATTATACGTAGGGTCTAATAGTGGATAGCATAGTTCAAAAAATTGAAACGGTTTCTAGGTATATATATAAGAACAACCATGGGCAAGTCATCAAGAAGA